TTATGGCAGCACCAAAAGGTAACCAATGCTGGATGCTTCGATTGAAGCACGGCTTAGATGGCAGATTCAAGACTCCAGAGGAAATATGGGAGAATTTTGTCCAGTATGTTCAGTGGGCAGAAGAAACTCCACTGATTGAAGTTGATTTCAGAGGCAAGGATGCAACTGAGGTTAATCTGCCAAAGAAAAGGTTGCTCACAAAAGAAGGCTTTGCACTTGCCTGTGGCTTTGCTTCATGGGCTACTATTGCTGTTTACAAGTCTAAGTCAAAAGATTTCGCTCAAGTCTTTACACGCATAGAGCAGGCCATCTACACAAGCAAGCTGGAAGGGGCTGCAAGTGGCTTATTTAATCACAACATCATTGCTCGTGACCTTGGCCTAATGAACCAAGAGCAGGTCAATATGCAAGTGGTGGAAGTCATTAAGCCAAGGCCAAACAAGAAAGGAGCAGAGCAGGAGGCTGATGCCGAAGGTTGATTTGTCAAGTCCTGACCTTTGGCAGGATAAATACCTAGAGGCAGTAACAGACCCAAAGACTTACAACATACTCTGGGGCGGAGCAGGAAGTGGCAAGAGCCAGACCATGATTCAGCTATTCCTGGCTGAGATATGCGACAACAAGACCAACCAATTTCAGACCTTCTTTGTCATTCGTAAGGTAGCTGCCACCATCAGGAACTCAGTCTTTGCTGACTTTCGCAACAAGATTAGCCAATGGGGATTAGACAAGCTCATCAAGGCCAAGACAGGTTACATGGAACTTCAATCCGGCACTAACAAGATTGTCTTTCTTGGCTGTGATGATCCTGAGAAACTAAAGTCACTTAGCCAGGCTAAGTACATCTGGATTGAGGAAGCCACTGAGCTGACTCTTGAGGACTTCACGCAGATAACTCTTCGACTCAGGGGCAAGTCTGAGCATCCAAAGCGATTCTTCCTGACATTTAATCCGGTCAGTGATAGCCATTGGATTAAGAAACGGTTCTTTGATGATGTGCCACAGAAGGAAGCCAACCAGATACTCCGGCTGCATGGCACTTACAAAGATGCCATTGACTTCTTGGATGATGAGTATGTCACTAGGATGGAGGCATTGAAGTCAGTGAGCCAGACTTACTATGAAGTCTATGCTCTTGGTCAGTGGGGAATCTGGGACAGAGAATCACTCTTTGCCACTTCATTCGAGTACAGCAGGCATGTGTATGACGGTTACATCAAAGCCTCTCCTGCTCACAATCTCTATCTTTCCTTTGACTTCAATGTGACTAATACCTGCGTAGTAAGTCAGTACATCAAGAACTCAGAGGATGGCATGTACTATGCCACCATCAACATTATCAAGGTCTATCGGGTTGGAGACCTTGCCAGCCTGTGTCAGACTATTAAGCAAGAGTTCCCAGGCATGACCTACATCATCAATGGTGATGCCTCCGGTGCTGCTCGCAATGCGTTCACAATGGACAACATCAGTGCTTATGCGCTCATCAAAAATTACCTGCAAGTATCAGACCTTCAGCTTCAGGTGGCTAAGTCAAACCCTAGCCACATAGCCAGCAGACTAGTCACAATCCTGGTACTCCAGAAGGCCAAGGTTCAGATTAGTGGCAAGAGATGCGAGGAGCTGGTAACAGACCTAAAGGAAGCCAAGGTTGATAGACAAGGCAGTCTTGATCCATGGAAGAACAAGAATACGGATAAGTCTCATGCTCTGGATGCTTTCAGGTATTTTATTTTCTCTAACTTTGCTGAAATTACAAGCAATTTCAATCTCGAAAAGTATGGCAATATGTTGCAGTGATTGTTTCAAGGTCTGTGAGCCTCTCAATGGCTGCCCATTCGCATTTTACATTGCTGTGCCACCGACTTACACTGAGGCAGACATAGTGGTTAAAATTACTAAGCCAGGAGTGAATGTCATTGTAGAGCAACTGCTGACCATTGACATTGATGGCTATGTTGAGCTTGACCTGACTGCCATGCCAGAGGGATTCATCAATAGCTATGGAGGACAGTATCACATCAGCTTCTTTGAGCAGGGCAATGTCAATCCGTACATATTCACTCCGACTGATGGAAAGCAATATGACAGCATCTGCATGACCTTTGCTAATACCATCAGCAACCAGACTGACAACATTCTAATCTTTAATATTTTCGCCTAGACCAATGAATTATGATATTGAATCAAGTTGTGGAGGTAAGCGCAGAGGCTGCTGCATCATTCCACTCAATTTCGAGCCTGATGACCTTGATGCTGATTGCACTGATTTGTGCAGCTTTCTCATTGTTTCTGGACTACCTTCTGGAGGATCACCCACTTGGGCAGTGGTATCTCTCCCAGCTTCAGAAGCTGCCGACTTTCTGGGCAAAGCCACTTGGTGAATGTCCTTACTGCTCTGGGGCATGGCAGTACCTGGTTATCTCATGCCTCATGTTTGACTATCCATTTTACTTATGTTCAATTTATTTAGGTCTAAACCACCTGTTTCTGCTCCTCCTGTCCCTGATGCAGAGACAAATCTTGTCCAAACTCCAGACGGAAAACCAAAGTACAGAGGAGTAGCTCCTGCTGAGCGATGGGATCAGATTGAATATGCCTTCACCTCCGGTGGAGTCAATTACTTCAAGTTTGTATCTGAAGTCAATGTGCCATTCCAGAGGGCAGTTGCTGCCCGGGACATCTTCACCGAAGAGCTGTGGCAGATTAACCCAGACTTCCTTAGAGGCTGGAACAATGGGCTGATTAACCTACTCATGGACAAGAAGAAGAAGGATGACAAGAAGCTCTATGAGATTGGTGTGATGGCCTCAAGGCTTAAGGAGCAGATGGAGATGTCTGTGAGCCTACTTAGGCAGCTGAAGCTGGCAACCGTTGTCTATTTCGATGAGCAAGAAAATCCACTTGACTATCAGTACCCATACAACAAGCAGAAGCTGGAGCATTGGATGAGGCACAATGATGTGGAGGGTTTTTTTTTGAATCTGCCGGAGTACGCCTATCTGCCCTCTTTGACCGAATACAGCATGAATTTCCCGAGCTATTTGCAGGCAGAAACTCTGCAAAGCCTAAACAACCTGAAACATATTATTGGACTGCAATTACTCGACAGCACAGACAGAGATTTGATGAGCAGTTTAGAGTCTCAGGTGGAGATCCTATCAGAGCTAAATTCTTGGTCGAAAGGCCAATCTATGAATACTATTTAATTGTCAGCAGCTATATTGCGACCATAAAGGCTAAAAAGGGTAAGGGTTAGATTTTTTTTGCTTTGTTTTTTCAGAATCGAGTAAAAGGCCATCCACATTGGGTGGCTTTTTTAATTGCTATCTTTGAGCCATAAAGACAAGCTCATGGCTACTATTTCAACGAATGACATTAAAATCAGGTATGTGGTTGAGACTTCCAATCTGGAAGCAGCAGCACAGGCCTTTGATAAGCTATCTGCTGAAGAAAAGCAGGCTCTGGCTGAGCTTAAAAAGTTCAATCAGGAAAGTCAGAATACCAATAAGTCAGTTGGAGAGCTTGGAAGCATAGCCGGGAAAGTTGGTGGTGTTTTAGGTGGCTTGTTTGCAGTAGGTCAGATTAAGCAGTTTGCTTCTGCTGTGCTTGAAACTACAATAAAGTTCGAGGCCATGAAGAAGGCCATAGACTTTGCCTCTGGATCAGCTGAAATGGGCAATAAGAACTTTGAGTTCATCCGGCAAACAGCTCAGAAACTAGGTCTTGATTTAAGGGGCGCAGTTGAAGGATATAAGACCTTTGCCTCTGCTGCTAACCTTGCAGGACAGAGTAGTCAAGAGACCAATAGGCAATTTGCAGCAGTAGCCAAGGCAGCACAGGTAATGGGCTTAACTGCTGAAGATACTAAAGGCGCATTTCTGGCACTTGGGCAAATGATGTCCAAAGGCAATGTGCAGGCTGAAGAACTAAGAGGTCAGTTAGGTGAGCGACTTGTAGGTGCATTTGGCATAGCTGCTAAGGCTATGGGAGTGACAACCGGAGAGCTTAACAAGATGCTTCAAAAAGGTCAGGTACTTGCTGCTGACTTTCTTCCAAAGTTCGCCACTGAGCTTGAAAATACATTTGGCAAGGGCAATACTCAAGTGACTACACTTGCAGCTAGCCAGAACAGATTTAATTCATCCATTGATGAGCTTATTCTTGCAATAGGCAATAAACTCAATCCATTCCTGAAGGGTGCTTATGACTTAGCTGCCGGGATTGCAACTGAACTAGCAAAAGCTGGAGGTGAGACAACAGCTGAAAAGAATGCTAAGTTTAATGCTGAAGCAGTGGCTCAAAAGCGAATTGAGACTGAGCTAACCAAAGAGACAATTAAATTAGACCAGCAAAGGATAGTAAAGATAACAGCTGCTAATCTTGAAGATATCAGAAAAAAGATTGCTATCAATCAGCTTTTAGGTATGGATTCAAGAATACAGGCTCAGATGGTTAAACTTTCAGAGGCTAGAATAGCAGCAGCAGGAAGTTTAAATAGTCGTTTACAAATTAATCTAACAAAGCAAGAGCAGGAGCTGGCAGTGTTAAAGGCTCAAGAAGAGCAATATGCTAAGATTGCAGGTGTAATTATTAATACACCAACACCTCCTAAGGCTGAAGATGAAAAAGAAAGACTAAAACGGCTAAAGCAAGAGTATGATGACAGGCTTAGAATTCTAGAATTACTAAAGGAACAAAGGATTCTAATAGGGCAACTTTATGGCGATCCATTAGCAGAAACAGGAGCTGAAAAAGCATTTTTTGAAGCAAAACTTAATCTTCAAAAAGAATATGCTGCAAAAGGTCTTGAAATCACAAAAATTGAGATTCAGAATACCAACCTTAGCCGATTAAATGCTGAACAAGAGTTCAATCAAAAAGCCAAAGAACTCCGGATGGAAAACTACAAAGAAGTAGTTAAGACAGAAGAAGAGATTAGAAAGGAAAGGGCAAAGACCATGCAGCAAGGTGTCAAAGATGCCATTGAAGCAAATGATAAGATTATGGCTAATAATGCCTTGATGCTTAAAATAATGCTGCAAGATGAAGAGAAGAAGAGGCAGATTAGGGAAAAAGCACTCGAATTAGGTCAAGAGATTACCAATGGAGCATTTGACCTTTACCAGCGCAATCTTAGCAATGAATTGACTTTGCTTCAACGAAGATATGATGAGGAGATAAGACTAGCAGATGGCAATCAGCAAAAGCTGACTCAACTTAATGAGAAGAAGAGGCAAGAAGAGAAGGACATCAAGACTAAGCAGTTCAGGGCTGAGCAATTACAGGCAGTAGCTAATGTGCTATTTAGTGCAGCTCCTGAAATTATTAAGTATGCTGTGTCTGCTCCTCCATTGGCAGCACTAATTGCAGCAATCGCAGCTACTCAGACAGGGTTAATCATGGCTCAGCCTGTGCCTGAGTTTGCAGAAGGAACTAAAGGAAAGCCATTCAAAGGTGGTAAAGCCATAGTAGGTGAGCGAGGGGTTGAGAAGGTTGTCACTGAATCGGGCAAAGTTTACTTCACACCACCGACTGCAACTCTAATGGACTTGCCTAAAGGCGCACAGGTTATTCCTAACCATGCGCTGAGCAGACAAGAGCTATTCCTGGCTAACCACTATGCCAACCGGAGCAGCGGTGGAGGATCTCCGGTGGTTGGTAAACTTGATGAACTTGGCAGCATCCTTAAGAGCCTACCTATCACTCAAGTCAGCATGGATGAAAAGGGCTTTGAGAAATTCATAAGGACACCAAGAAGAACCACAAAAATCCTGAACAACAGGTTTAGATCAGACTCAGTTTAGTTTAGTTATTGGTTTAGATTGAACGGTGCAAAGAGCCTCTGCTATGCAGGGGCTTTTTCTTTTTACATTTGCGATATGGCAGGATGGAAATTTTACTTAAATGGAATAGAAGTTGAAGAACCAATAGGCTGGGATGCCATTGAGTTCACTGCACTCAGGATGGAGAGTCATGGCATTGACCAACCATTCAGCACTGAGGTCAGGTTCTATGGTAAAGGGGCAAAGCTGATTAAAGGGCTATATGACCTTTACTTTATCAATGCCAGCATTGCCATTAGTATTACCTCAGATGTTGGCTATAATGGCTCAGCTTATCAGTTTGATGGCTTCCTAAACCTAGCCATTTATGAAGAGCATAATGTCTGTGACACTGATACCTGGGAGATAACTGTTGGTATCATTGATGATGACTTTAGGGAGAAATTTAAGGCTAGGCAGGACATTGAGATTGACATTACAACTGCTGAAGACTTAGATGGCAATGCCATTGACCCAATAAGCTATGATAATATCAGACTTCACAAGCAAGACCTTTACCTGACTGCCACTGCTAGTGATAGAGTTAATGAGACACCAATTCCTGTCTGGTCGCAGATTTACCGAAACAATGCCAATGGTTGGATATTGGAAAACTTTGCCA